TCAAACGCAGACGGCAAAACCCCATCCTGCTCATCTTTTAGGGTCAGGGATGCCTTAGCCTCTCCAAAGAACTCCAGCACCGAATTGGATACGGCGTCCTCCACAGACAGGACAATGACCCGATCAAACCCGTACATCATTATCAGGGTCTGGACATCCATCAACGCCTTTAGGCTGGATGCGCAAGCCGTTGCGTCGGTCACGATATGGTCTGTGGCACCCAGGGCTTGAGCTGTTCGGCCAGCATACACCTGAGTTAAGGTGAACGGCAGGAACTTGTATTCGTATGAAAGTTGGGTGGGACCCTTAGCCCGGGGGTTGATGCCAGCAAAGTGGGAATTGCCAGAAGCAAGAATAAATGCAGTCCTACCAACCTTGTTCTCCCTCAGCTGCGTCACCAACTCCGGGTCTAACACTTTCTCGGCCACGCGGTGAGGAGGGTAAAACATTCCAGTTGATGCCCGCTTATAGGTGTCCGGGAACCAGTGAACCCTTTGCGGATAGGTAATGTCTTCCATCAGCTCAACATGGCTGGAATAGGCAGTACGGTAGTCGGTGAGGTAAATCATTTAATGAGCTCCATTGCCCACTCCATGGATTCAGGGTCGCGTTTTTTGTGCAGCTGAACCAGGTCGTACATTTCCTGAACAGTCTCAGGGTTTAGCTCTTTGGCTATCTCGTCGTCGATGTCATAGATTTCAGACATGTACATGCCGATCATCAGCATATCCA